AAATCAACTTAACATAATGGTCATTGTGTTAAGTAGCTGAATGCTTCGGTATTCGTTTATTGCGAATTGTCTATTGATACGATGCTGCGCTTGCGCAGTGCATCGAGCGCCATGCTCCCCAGGTCGATGTTGACCAATGGCTGCTGCTTGTCACCATACTCGTCTGGCGCCTGCTTAGAGGCCAGCCAGCGCCTTGTATCGACCCGCAGCTTGGCCACTTGCGCCTCTTGTGGCGTGGCAGCGTCTGCTATTTCGAGGGTCTGCTCTGCTAAACTTCTACCGCCTCGCGTGCGTGCGCGTGCGAGAAGCTCTCCCCTCTTCGCATCTTTTTCTACCCATTTGTAGAAACCACCGATGCTGATGTCCAAAGACCTAATCACCGAATCGATTGTCTTACCCTGTGAGATATGGTCAAACACCATGGCTTCACCGCCAAAGGCGTGAATTTTCTTATTGATCCCAGACATCTCTTTGCGCTCGATTGCAGCCTGGTCACGCTGAGTGAGCTGGCGCTCGACAATGTTGTCAGCCAACTCACTCAATGTCTTTGCGCTCTTTTTCGGTGTTGCCATTCAGATAATCCTCAATTGTTTTGATTGCTTCGGCAGCTGATCTTGCGACCACTGCCCGATAACCTTTTGCATTTAACTGCAAATTTACTGCACTTTGTTTGCCAGATACCACTCCGGCCTTGGTCTTCATCTCCACAAACAGCGCATGAAACCCGTTTTTAGGCTCTAGGACACACAAATCAGGCATCCCTGCTAAAACCCCCTCACTATGCAACCTAACGCGCTCTGAGGCCGTTCTATCGCCTCCATTGGGTATTGCTGCAATGATGATGTCCGGATAGAACGCACGAAAGTGCTGCACCACCTTGACCTGGTCAATGTGTTCAATGCTTTTCCTTTTGCGTTTTAAGTCAACCACCATTCCTCGGATTCTACTGCCGAGGGTTTGGCTTGGTACATGTGGCATCGGTGCTTGACATCGGTCGGGAATACGGCAAAGCCAGTTGGGCCGCACTGGTGTTCGGTCCATGTGACTGTTGCCCACCCGTTCTTGATCTTTGCTTCTTTCAGCATCCACTGGAGTGGCTTTGCGTTGACTTTCCTGATCTTCTCCATCAGCTCTGCTGGCATGGACTTGCGCTGCGGTACAGCACTGCAATGCTTGCACTCATGGCAAAAAACCCTGTCATCCCACTCCTGTGGATAACTTGTGGATAACTGCTCAACTTGTTGGACCATCATTTCTCCTCAAAAACAGTAAAAAGTAAAGCGGTATGGACAAAGGAAATTTACCGCTTTACCGCTTTACTTTTCACCATCACAAAACTGACCAGATTGGCCTGTGGATAAGTGGGTCTAAGGACCCCCACTTATACCAACAGACCTGCCTTTATCTAAACCGGTATACCGCTTTACTACCGGTTTACTACCGCTTTACCGCTTTACTTTATTTGGACCCATCCAGTGCCTACTTGGTCCTGACAGAAGCGCTGGAATATGGCCGCACCAACAGCCCGTCTTGCGTAGCTCTGGTCGGCCTGCGGCACTGCATGGTAGATGTCTTGCCACTCCAGCTGGTGCATGTGCTGGAGTTCTTTTGGCACTGATGGCCGGCCAGAGCCTCTGCGCATGATGACAGCGCCCTTGGCGTTGATGATGGACTGGACAAAGTTGCAGGCAGCGTCTGCGGCGTCTTGGACTTGTTGCTGGCGTTTGTCGTTCTGCCGGTCATTGGCAGCCTGCCTGCGGTCATCCTCGGATGACTTTTCTGGCACGACCAATAGGACCATCTGCTCTTGGATATCCCCGTCTTCATCCAGCACAGTGTCTGCAAAGACATCGGAGTTGAATTTGATCTCCCTGAAATTGGGCTGGTATCTGGTCTTGACCAGGCGCATGTATCTTGTTTTTGTTTCGTCTTCAAACAAGACACCCGTGAGGGTTGCATCGCCGGTGAATGCTGATGCTCCACGGGCTGTGGCATCTGAGTCGGCCTTGCTGATTGTTTTATTCGTGTGTGTGATGATGCACACTGGCGTGTCCAGCTGGATATAGATTGTTTGTTTTAAGGCTGCAATATAGCTACCTACTTCAGAGTTGTCATTCTCATTATCAATATCCATTGTGGCATTGGCCGTATCAAGAACTAATAATGGCCTGATATTATCAATCGTGTGATTTATTACATTATGTGCAAGCATAAGTAAATCTTTCACATTTGATCTTTTTGCATCGATGATGACAAACCATTGGGATAATGTTTGAGAGTTAATCCCATAATGCCGTGCGTAGCCAGTTAATGTCCTTTCAACTTGGTCCGAGTCTTCAGTCACTATGATTGTTTTGCGTTTTTTGGTCGCTGTGAGTTCGCAGTCCTTGGCCTTGATGCCTGCCATGACCATGCACAGAGAGATCACAGCTGTGGTCTTGCCGATGCCAGGCTGACCGGCCAGCACCATGAAGCTGTGCGCCCAAAAGCCTTTGACCATGTAGCGGATGGGTTTGATGGCGCCAATCGATAGCTGGCGCTCTGGCCAGCCTTGGGGTGATGGTGCTTCTGTAATGGCCGCTGGAGCAGCTGGCGCCTGTGCCTGGCTGATCACAGCTGCAAAGTCTTCCACCGCTGACTTGCGCTCGGACTGCTTTGTTGGCGGCTCCCAGCCAGCGTCTTTGGCGTGTTTAAACAGTGTGCCAATGCCAACACCTTTGCCCTGGTGAAAGCTCTTCCAGTGGACTTCAATGTCCTTTGTGCCTGCAAACTTGGCGCCAGCCATGGACCATGTCATCCATGGGCCGAGGCCTGCCTCGCCAAATTCGGTGTGCAGCGCTTGGCCAATCTCAATCCACTGGTCGTAGTCGCAGTCTGGGGAAATGTGGTGCAAAGCCTTGATGGCGCGATCAATGTCGCTGTCTTCAAGCCTTGAGCCTAATTGGGTGAAGTCAAATGATTGGCTCGGTGGTGCTGATGGGGCAGCAGGCTTTGGCTCTTGGAGCTGGTGCTGCTCGATGATCCCCCAATCTTTGAGCAAATCGTAGAGGTCTACGGCCTCTTGGAATTCACCGGCCACGGCGTTGCCGGAAAGTAGCACTGACTTGCCTGCACTGTTTGGCAGGCCAAATACTTCAAGCTCTTGGCCGCCGCCCAACTTGTACTTGGGGAGAATCAGGTCCTTGACTGGTGGGACCTTGACCCATAAGAAGACATGGCGGCCACGGCCACTGACTGACACTTCGGTCAGCATGTTGTTGGCCTTGACATACTTGGCCATGCGCTGGATGGCCACATTTGTGGGGCCAGAGGCGTGTTTCATATCCACATCGAGGCAGACCAGATAGTCGCCTGATGGGCTGATGATGGGGCGCTGTTGGACTAGGCCAAGGTATTGGCCGTGGGGCGCATCTTCCATGGACCAGATGTCCTCAGCACTGTAGAGGTCTGATGGGTCTGTGTCCCGTGCCACGCCTTGGCCGCTTCGCTTGAATGGAATCTTTTTAGAGCCTTGCAGGGCAAAGGTACAAAAGACAGCATCAGGGGCGACTGCGCCTATCTTGCAGGCCACACTTTGGGACTGCTGGAATACATTGTTTTGGGGTGTTTCAGTTATGATTGACACTGAAATTCCTTTGGTTTGGGGTTTCATTTAGTTGCCATGAGAGTTGAACTTTGACCTGGTAGTGTTTACGCGCTGCCAGGTCTTTTCTTTTGGCATGAGGTTTGGATTCTATTCCTTGGCCCTTGCTCTGATGGCTTTGGAAAGGATTTCTGTACCGCCATGCCAATCACTCCAAGCCTCAACCACCCTTGCACACGCCTCACGCTCATGCTGTGCTACTAGCTTGGCAAAGTCTTCAATATTGAACGGGCTACAACGCATACAGTCATCCCATGTATTTCCTTTGTCCCATCCACAACTTTCAGCCATCTCAATGATTTCATCTTGTGTCATTCTTTGCTCCTTACTAAGCTGGCCGCAGCGACCTTCTCACCGACTAGGTCTTCGGAAACTTCGACTCCGAGTTTTAAGACAGCGCTGGGTGACTTCAGCTCCCACACACTCAAATCATTCTTGAATGCCTCCATGACCAGCTTCTCATCTTTCCAGAATTTGGTCTTGCGGCCAGCTCGCATGGTCCAGCCGGTGATTGCTTGGCCGTTGGCGATTTGATCTTTGGCAGCAGACTGCACGGCATCGGCCCATGCGGCCACCAGAGCTGCGTTGTCCAGCATCTCAGTGGTGACAGTGGTGTCGGGTTTGAAATCGCTTCTGGCGGCCTCTTGGACCTTCTCGCGCATGGATGGGCAGATGGTCTTGGCGCGGCAGTACCGGCAGGCATCGGGTGATGGGCTTGTTGGTGCATCGCTTGTGAGCGCCAGCTCGGCAGCGGCCTTCAGGCGCTGGCCATGCTCGATCAGGTCTTGGCCTGTGACTGTCCACTTGCTGTGGCCAACACGGGGCTGGAAGATGTGCATGGTGCATGTGATGCGCTCTGGCGCCTTGAATTGCCTCATGGCGCCAAGTGCATAAGTCAGCAGCTGCTTGTTGTCTGTAGCGTCTACAGCCACACGGCCAGTCTTGAGGTCCACGACATGCAAGTGGTCCCCATCGACTAGGACTGCATCGGCTGTGCCGCCAAGCGCTGGGTGCAGGGACTTGAGGCCTTCGTCTAGGCTCACTTCGATGAGCTTTTTGCGCGGATTCTCGACCAGATTGTTGACAAAGTCTGCATAGCTTTGGGCCATCGCAATGTGATCTTTGTCGGTGTCGGCAGGGATTGCATGGCCAGACAGAATGATCTCAGAGAGTTCATGGATTGCTGTGCCGATGGCAGCAGCCTCACCGGCTGGCTCATAGGGCATGAGGGATTCAAGCCTGTAGCTGCCTGGGCACTGCATGAATCTGTCGGTGCGGGATGCTGAGAGTCGGGCGTGTTTACGGGTTTCATGTTGCATGGTTTCTCCTGGTTAAATAAGTGTTGCTTGCTTTGGGCCGAGACTGATTAGGTGTTTATGGTGTCTTGACAGTGGCAAATTGCTGGTGATAAGGATTGACTTTTTGTTCTCGCCATCTGGCTTGACAAACCGGTCATTGATTTCGTTGGCGTCATTCCATTTCATTGAGACTGATTCCCTGTTTTCTGGCAGCCCTGATGTCTCGCCGATCTTGGTCCAGTTGTCGGCCAGATAAACCGAGCCAGGCTTGTTGCCACCAATGGTGGTGATGATGGCTCTCAGGTCGTTGTTGTAATACTCAAACCAATCTAGCTTTGCGCGCTTCCTGATGCTGCTCAGTATTTGAGTGCCAGCATTGGGGATTTGCTCGCGCATACAGAATCTTTTGTTGTCAGCGACTTCGTTAAAAATCTTGTCAAACTGGCTTTGAGACATGGAAAAGTAATTCAGTATTGCCTTGGGTGTTGGCTTGAATCCACTGCCAATCCAGAATGTGCCAATGTCTTTGTTCTGGTGCTTGATGATGTATTTAAGGCAGCGGCCCACAGTCTTTGAGCTGGCCACATAGCTGTGGTGCTGCTCGACTATCTGGTCGGCAATCAATTTGTCTTGCTCGCTCTCTGCGATCCTGATCTGAATATCTGATTTCATTTCTGGCCTCAAATAATTTGGTTGACCACATTGAGCTTCTTCAAAACCTTGGCCAGCACATTGTGGTCAAGGGATGCCCTGATGGTCAGGATGTAGATGACGGGCGGGATGCCGGACTTGTTGATGTTCTCCACTCGGCTTGATGCCTGCTCCAGTGCCGAGGTGGACCAAGTGCATTCGACAAAGACAATGGTGTCGGCAGCGGAGAGGTCCACACCCTCAGACATGGCGGCAATGTTGCCGATGATGCATTGGGTCTTGCCAGACTGGAAAGCCTCGATGGCCGCATCGCGTCTGGCCCGTGATGTGTCTCCCACCACAATGACCGGCTTGTGTTCTTTGAGTTCATCTTGCAGGGCGGCCACAACATCCTTGTGGTGCGCAAAGACCACCACCGGCTCATTGGCCTGGAGCAAATCATCTATGAATTCACTGGCAGCCTTCACTTTGCGCATACCGGCCTCGCGCATGATCTCGGCCAAGCCTTCAAATGCCATGAGCGCGTTGGGATTGGCCACCAATGCATCGGCATCAAATGCCTGCTCACGCTTGTCATTGGCCAGGTCAAATGTGATCAAAGACACTTGCGGGTCTTTGTAGTCTTTGAAGATGTTTTCTTTTTTGCGTCTAAGGACATGGGGCCGCATGAGTTCTTTCAGCTCTGGCAGATTGCTGGCGCCACTGGTGTCGAGGCCCCATGGCGCCGACCACATCTTTGCGTATCGGGCCGCAAAGTCGTACCAGCCGCCTCTGTAGATGCCAAGGCCGTGCAGAACAGGCCACAGCTCAATGGGGCGATTTGGGATAGGTGTGCCAGACAAGGCATATACATGGCCAATCTTTTTCATGGCCAGCATGGCAGCCTTTGTCCTGGCAGCCTTTGGGTTCTTAATCCTGTGGCACTCATCCAAAACTAGGGCGTTATATCTGTCCACATGCGTAACACCATATTGCAGCACATCGTAGTTGATGATGGTCACATCGGCTAAATTTGGCTGCCCTGCATCGCGCTTGCCGTTGATGACATGGACCGAGACATTAGGGGCCAGCTTGTTGAAAGCCGCCTCCCAGACTGTCTTGGCAATCGCTGGGCAGACGATGAGGGCTGGGAGGTTTTCTAGTGCAGCAGCTGCTGTGGGTAGCGTCTTACCAACACGGGGCTGGTCGGCCAATATGGCCCTGCGCCTAGAGAGCAAGAAGAGCTTGGCCTCTTGCTGATGCGGGAATAACTGCATGATCGTTTCCTTCGTTTAATTTGTTTGCATCATATCCGATTTGTGCTAAAGTGCAATTTCTGTTTAATCGCAGAAACCGATGTAAACCCTTAAACCTTTAAAAGGAAAAAACCATGACACGAGTCGTAACCGGTAAAGTTCGCTTCTCTTATTTCTCAGCTTTGACAGCTCGCAAGAATGAGATGAACGGCAAAGAAGAGTTCTCAACACAAGTGCTGGTCCCAAAGACCGACACCGAGACTGTCAACCAATTGAAAGCGGCAGCCAAGGCCGCATTGACCGCCAAGTTCGGGGACAAGATTCCAAAGACTGTGCGCAATCCCTTGCGTGATGGCGATACCGAAACCAAGTCTGATGGCTCACCACTCGGCCCAGAGTATGCGGGTCACTACTTCTTCAACACCAAGTCAACCACCAAGCCTGGCGCTGTGGACATGCATGGCCACGACATCATTGGTAGCCAAGACATTGTCTCTGGCGACTATGGCCGTGTGAGCTTGAATGCTTATGCCTATGACCAGGCTGGCAACAAGGGTGTGTCGTATGGCTTGAACAACATCATGCTGCTGGCCAAGGGTGAGTCGCTTGGTGGTGCAAAGCCAAGTGCTGCCAGTGACTTTGGCGTGGTGGCCGGTAAGGCGCCAGCTGCCGAATCAGTCGACAATGACTGGTGATCTGTCCTCGATCAGCTTATTGAGCGCAATGTTCAATTGATTGACTGATGTCCACAAAGGCTCCACAGTTCCAGACAGCCACCGGCTGACTTGGGACTGCTGGATGCCAGCGGCCTCGCACACCGCAGCCATGGTGATCTTGTGAGCCTTGGCCCTTGCCCTGATAGTGTGAATTGATTCCATGGGCGCATTCTAATTGCGGTATATGTATAAAAACAACATGGACAGAATTACTTCTTGCAACAAAATTTAATTCTGTCATATACTGTTACTCTTATTCAACTTAAACGAAAGAAACCGATGAAACCCTCAACCGAAACCCTCCTTGATTATTTGACTGCCTTGGCCATTGGCGTTGGCTTGGCCTGCCTGCTGGTGGCGTGGTGGTCTTCTTGAACTACTTAGGCTGCCAACCCCAAAAGCCTGATGCCAAGTGCATGAATTGCAAGCGGCATAAGGATTCGGGGGTGGTTGTTGTCAATTCAAAAAGTAAAGCATGTGTGTACATACCCATTTCATTACAGGAGAGAAAATGAAACCCACACCATCTTGCCCCAGAGACTTGTACCAGTTTGATTGCGACATTGAGGGTGTCGATCTGGTCTGCTTCTTGGAATACAGCCCAGAAGAAAAAGGCTCGACCGATTCCCTTGGCGCGCCCTATGAGCCTGATTTAGAAGAGTCCATGACCCTCAATAACGCATACATCGCCGGCACTGATGTGGATATTGCCCACATGCTGCTGCAAAGCCTGGTGGACCACATTGAAGTGTCTGCGCTGGAAAAGTATAAGGAAAACACGCCATGAAATTCGGCTCTGTTTGCTCTGGTATTGAAGCGGCATCTGTGGCTTGGCATCCACTTGGATGGACAGCTGCATGGCTGTCTGAGATTGAGCCATTCCCTTGTGCAGTTTTAAAGCACCACTACCCTGATGTCCCCAACCATGGTGACATGTCACTCTTGCCAGAGAAGATTCTGTCTGGCCAAGTTGAAGCTCCAGACTTGTTCTGCGGCGGCACTCCATGCCAAGCCTTTTCTGTGGCTGGCCTTCGTAATTCTCTGGATGACGCCAGAGGCAATCTTTCACTCACCTTTGTAGGGATAGCAAATGCAATTGACCATGTTCGATCTCTTCGAGGAGATTCTCCAGCAATCGTCTTCTGGGAAAATGTGCCAGGAGTCCTCAACACCAAAGACAATGCCTTCGGCTGCTTTCTTGGAGCGCTTGCCGGTGAAAGTGATCCGATCAAGCCGCCAGGGGGGGGGGAGTCGAGATGGTCAAACGCTGGTTGTGTGTTTGGCCCCCAAAGAACAGTCGCGTGGCGAGTCCTCGATGCCCAATATTTCGGAGTGGCCCAACGCCGCCGCCGTGTGTTCGTTGTCGCAAGTGCTAGAGACGACATCAATCCCACAGAGGTTCTTTTTGAGTTCGAGGGCTTGCGCAGGGATACTGCGCCGAGCCGAAAAGAGGGGCAAAGACCTACCGCCAGCGCTCAAGACAGCCCTCAAGTCAGTAGCGATGGACTTCAAGGAGTAGAGGACTGCGGTGTTGAACTATCTGGCCCACTGTCAGCAAGGGACTACAAAGACGCTGGGACTGATGGCATGAACAAGAATTCAGCCAAGATGGTCCCAGTTATTCAAGATGTGGTTGGCGCTTTGGACACCGAGTGTGGTGGCAATAAGTTGACGCATCAGTCTGTGGCTAATGGTCACATTGTGGCTGCCAGAATGGTTTCTTTTGGCGAGTATTCAATTGATGGCACAGCAAGCGCCATGAAAGCCAGAGATTGGAAAGATGCAACAGATTTGGTGGCGCAGCCAATTGCTTTCAACATCGCGCCAGGCAAGGGCGAGTTAAAAGACGACATCCATGTCACAGATGCGCACATCTCAAAGACTATTGATGCCTCTGGCAGTAACCCAGCCATGCATCAAGGTGGCGCGGCAATTGTTTCACCAACATTGACCGCATCTAATGATCCAAGCAGATCACCTCAGTCAACAGAGGTGACAAACCAAGTGGCCGCAATCCATGCCGTGTCAATGGCCGTGCGTAGACTGACACCTACAGAGTGCGAGCGCCTACAGGGCTTTCCCGATGGCTACACTAATATTCCTTGGCGCAAAGCTGCTGAGTCACCAGATGGGCCAAGGTATAAAGCGCTTGGCAACAGTTGGGCCGTGCCAGTTGTGGCGTGGCTTGGACAAAGAATTAAGGATCAACTTCAATGAAACCCGCCAACCACTACCATGTGCCAAATGAGCAGTTTATGGACTCCCAGCGGGAATTGCCTGCGGCCCTTGAAGTCTGCCTCGACCTGGTCAAAGACTTACTTCACCCAGAAGTCTTTGGCCACGCAATGCCGGATGAAGTTAAAAGCCGCGCATTCGTGGTCAGGGCCATGCTGGAGCGCTTAAAAGCACGAATGGAGGCCAGTGATGCCTAGAGGCAATAAACCCCGTGTAAGCCCCGCTATTGAGGCGGCCTTGCAGAAAAAAGGCAATCTGTCTGACCTTGATCTGGCCAAGATGTGCTTTTGTGTGCGCAGAAGCGCAGCCAGAATCTTGTTTGACATGCACCGCCATGAGCTGGTCCACATCTCTGGCTACACCAGAGTGAGCGCCAATGGCCAGTGGCGGCCACTGTGGTCATGGGGTGAGGGTGAAGATGCAATTGCGCCTGGTCCAGTGCCAGGCATCGAGCGCATCAGAAAACACCGCGAGAAAATGAGCGCTGATGACAAAGACTT